CTAACCAAGCAGGTCAATGGGAGAAGATGTATCAAACTGCACTAGAAAGACTTGAGAGAAATGACAGAGAAGACCAATATGGAAATGCACCTTTACAACAAAGATCAGATGTAACTGTTGGAGCTGCCTTTACTGATAGCTCAAGAATTTCTATAACAAATAATACTTAGGTTAATAAATGCAAATACCTTTTGGAGAATGGCTACCGGATCAACCAGAGCATCTTAATCCAGGTGCAAATGTTGCGAACAATGTGTATTTTGCAAGACAATCTTATAAACGATTTCCTTCATTAGTTAATTATTCATCAAATAATATTGGTGCTGATAGTAGAGGTGCAGGTTCATTTAGAGATAATTCTAATACTGTATTTAACTTTGTTGCAACTAATACCGACTTATATCAATTAGATGGTGGAGCATTTACTTCAAGAAAAGGAAGTTTAACAGGAACGAATACAGACTTTTGGACATTCACTCAATTTGGTAATTATGTAATTGCAAGTAATGGTGTTGATGCACCTCAATATTATTTAATGGGTACATCTACTAACTTTGCAGATTTATCTTCTATTGCTACATCAGGTACTGTACCAACATTTAAAGTTTCAGGTGTTATAAGAGATTTCTTAGTAACTGGTAATCACACTAATAATTCAAATAGAATACAATGGTCTGGCATTAATGATATTACAACATGGGCAGCAGGAACTAAACAATCGGATAGTCAAGACTTACCTGGTTCAGGTGGACAGATAACTCATATTACCTCTGGAGAAATTTCTTATATCTTTAGACAAAATCAAATAGTTCGTATGGACTATGTTGGGGGTGCAACAGTATTTAGACTTTCAGTTATCTCACCTAATAGAGGTGCAGTATATGGTAGAACAGTTTGTCAAGATAATCGTAGAGTATTCTTCTATGCTGATGATGGCTTTTTTGAAATTAATGGTGACCAAGTTATTCCAATCGGTGCAGAAAAAGTTAATAGACATTTTGATACTGATTTGAACAAAGCATTTAGTGATAGAATATGTGCTGCTGTAGATCCATTTAACCAGTTAGCATTATGGCTATATCCTTCAGCTTCTAATACTGCGAATACAACTGGTATTTGTGATAAAGTTTTAATTTATAATTATGCTACTCAAAAATGGTCAACTGCAGATGCTAATGCTAGTACCATATTCTCACAATTCGTTGGTGCATACACAGTTGAGTTAATGGATATTATTTCAGAAAACTTAGATAATATTAATATTGCTTTAGATACAGACTTTTGGAATGGTGGACAATTATTACTAGGTGCTATTGATAGTGATTATAAAGCTGCTATTTTTTCTGGTACAGCAAATGAAGGTGAAATAGAAACTAGAGAATTAGAGTTGTTTCCAGGACTAAGATCGAATATAATAGGGATTAGACCAATTGTAGATGCTACAGCTTCTGTTACTATTAAAACTAGAGATAGACTAGCAGATGATGTAACTGAATCTAGTTCAGTTAGCATGAACTCTACAGGTATCAATCCAGTCAGACAATCTGGCAGATATGTTAAAATTAATGTTAAAATACCTAGTGGAGGTGTTTGGAAAGATGCTCAAGGAATTGATCTAGTTGCCTCAAGAGGAGGGTTGCGATGACAGATAAAACTGATATAGATAATGTTAGATATTCAATGGAAACTCAAGAGTTCTTCCAAAGACAAATTGAAGAAGTTATTAATACATTGGTAAATGAAAAGAACCAAGAAAACAATAAAGCATACGCTTGGTTTATAGGAGATTAAAGTGGCAGGTATAAAAGATTATTCAACAACACAAGCAAACAACACATCATTAAATGGTATCTCAGTTGCAGAAGGGATGCTCCCTTCAAACTTAAATAATGCCATTAGAGCATTAATGAAAAATACTAGAGAATGGTTTAATGATTCTCAATGGGTTGAATATGGTGATGGCTCTGGTGCTTATACTGCAACTTACGCATCAGCTACTTCTTTTACAATTGCAGGTGTTGATGTTACTCCAATTTACCATGAAGGCAGAAGAATTAAATTAACTGCAACAACTCCTGGTACAATTTATGGAACAATTAGTTCTTCATCTTTTTCAACAGACACAACAATCAATGTAACATGGGATAGTGGTTCATTATCTAATGAAGCTATTTCAAATGTTTATATTGGTGCTTTATCTAAAACAAATAATTCTTTACCTACTGGTGTAATTGCAACTGCAACTTTAGCAGATGGTTCTGTTACTACAGTTAAAATAGCTGCTGATGCAGTTAATGGTTCTAAGATTGCAGATGACAGTATAGATTCAGAACATTATGTAGATGCAAGTATTGATACTCAGCATATTGCAGACTCACAAATCACAACTGCTAAAATAGCAAATGCAAATGTAACTACAGCTAAGATTGCTGCAGATGCAGTAGATGGAACTAAAATAGCTGATGATAGTATTGATAGTGTTCATTATGTAGATGGTAGTATTGATACACAACACATAGCTGATTCACAAATTACTACAGCTAAAATTGCTGATTCAAATGTTACCACAGCAAAGATAGCAGATTCAAATGTTACAACTGCTAAAATTGCAGACAGCAATATTACAACTGCAAAAATTAATGATGATGCAGTAACAGCTGACAAGATAGCAGATGCAGTATTAGTAACTAATGCTGAACATTCAGGAGCTACTCCAAATGATACAACTTTATTTACAACACTAGCATCAGATTCAAGATACTTTAGACAAGATAGTTCAGAAACAATAGACTCAGGTGATACTTGGTCTGCATCAGATGATTTTATTGCAACAACTGCTGCAATAGATGCTAGAGTTATAGACTTAGTAGATGATGTAGGTGGATTTTATCCAATAGCAAATGAAACAAGTTTTCCAAATACCAATCCAGATGTTAATGATGGTGCAGGTACAATTATTTCAATTAAAGAAATTGCAACAACAAGAACTCCAACAGCTGGAGTAGTTACAATATCTGGTGGAACATTAGGTGGTTCTACTGTTACAATTAATGGATGTGGTTCTACAGTTTTAACTTCAGGATTTGGTGTACTTGTTGAAACAACAACAACTTTAAATACTTATACTTTTCATAGATTAGTTCCTAAAGCAACTGAGGTAACAACTGTAGCTTCTATATCATCTGAAATTACTACTGTTGCAAATGACGAAACTGATATTGGTGTTGTGTCTGGTTTATCTACAGATATTCAAGCTCTTGCTGATATTGAAGATGGAACAACTGCAACTAATGCAATTTCAAATGTTGGAAATAATATTAGTTCAGTAGTAACTACAGCTGCAAATATTACTGGTGTTAATTCTTTTGCAGAACGATATAGAGTTGAGGCATCAGATCCTACAACAAGTTTAGATGAAGGAGATTTAGCATTTAATACAACTGATAATAATTTAAAATTCTATAATGGAACATCTTGGACAGCTATTGCTCCAGGTATAGCAAATGTTGTTGATGATTCTACTCCACAATTAGGTGGTAACTTAGATTTAAACTCTAATGATATAACTGGAACAGGTGATGTTAATATTTCTGGTTCAATTACTGGAACAACTTTTTCTGGAGATGGTTCTTCATTAACTTCATTAAATGTTGTAACAGATACTACACCTCAATTAGGTGGAGATTTAGATTTAAATTCAAATGATATTACAGGTACTGGTAATATAAATATTACTGGTACTGCAACTGCAACAACTTTCTCTGGAAGTGGTGCATCTTTAACCAGTATTCCAAATGGTGCTTTAGATAATAGTACTATTACTATTAATGGAACACCTATTTCATTAGGTGGAAGTGTTAGTGTTGGTGAAACAAAACCTACAATTAGTTCTATTTCACCAGATACAATAACTAATGCTCAAACTTCAATTACAATTACTGGTACAAATTTTGTTATTGTGCCACAAGTAGATTTTATAGACACATCAACTGGTGTATGGTATTCAGCAGATACAGTTACTTTTAACAGCTCAACATCACTTACTGTTCAAGCAACATTGTCAGTAGATGGAAATTATAGAGTAAGAATTGAAAATCCAGATGGATTATCAGTATTATCATCAACAGCTTTATTAACTGTTTCTGATGCACCTACTTGGACAACTGCTGCAGGTTCATTAGGAAGTGTTGCTCAAGGTAGTGCTTTCTCTACTACATTGGTTGCAACATCAGATAGTGCTATAACTTATTCTAAAATATCTGGAACATTTCCTACAGGAATTACTTTAAATAGTTCAACAGGTGTGTTATCAGGTACTGAATCTGGTTCTGATACAGGGGAAACAACTTATAACTTTACTATAAGAGCAACTGATGCAGAATCACAAACAGCTGATAGAGCTTTCTCTATTACTGTAACAGTAGGAATTAATAATGGAGGTCAGTTTAACTAATGAATACAATTTTCAAATCGGAGATTTGCTAATGGCTAGTACATATTTAACAAGAACAATCGCAAGTACAGGAAATAGAAAAATATTTACTTATTCTACTTGGTTAAAAAGAGGAAACATAAGTTCTTATCAACCATTTATGAGTGATGTTACAGATCCTAGTAATGATTATTTTACTGTTAGTTTTCAAAGTGCAGATCACTTAAATATTTATTCTCAACTTGCTGGGCCAGGAGTAATTAATATAAGTACAAATAGACTTTTTAGAGATACTTCAGCTTGGTATCATATTGTAGTTAAAGTAGATACAACTCAAGCCACAGCTTCAGATAGAGTAAAAATTTATATTAATGGATTACAAGAAACTTCTTTTTCAACAGCTACTTATCCTAATCAAAATACAGATTTAGCTATAAATATTTCTGGAGAAACACAAGTAGTTGGTGCTGGTCATGGATTATCTAATACATTTGATGGTCAAATGGCACATTACCATTTCATTGATGGAACATCTTATGACGCATCAACCTTTGGCGAAACAGATGCAACAACAGGAATATGGAAACCTAAAACTGCACCATCAGTTACTTATGGTACAAATGGATTCTTTTTAAAGTTTGAAAATAGTGGTGCTTTTGGAACTGATAGTTCTGGTAATGCAAATAATTTCACAGTTAATGGTACAATGACACAAACGATTGATACCCCTAGTAATGTTTTTGCTACATTAAATCCTTTAGTTCCAACAGGATTAACTTATTCTAATGGTAATTGCACAGGAACAGGAACTACAGGTGGAACAGAAACAGGCTCATCAACAATAGGAGTTTCAACAGGAAAATGGTTTGCAGAATTTAAAGTTGATAATAGTGGAACAAATAATACTATGATTGGAATATCAGATGCAAACCAAGCTAATAATACAAGTTATTTAGGAAGTCAAAGCCAACAATGGGGCTATTATGGTAATGGTGGTAAAGTTTGGAATAATGGAAGTGATACTGTTGCTACATTAAGTACATTTACAACAGGAGATATTATTGGTGTTGCTTTAGATTTAGATAATAATTTAATTTATTGGTATAAAAATGGCACAGTTCAAAATTCAGGAACAGGAATATCTATAACTGCACCTAGTTCTACAGAAAGTGGAAGTTATGTTTTTGCTATTGGAGATGCAAGTGGAAGTACAACAGCTATATTCCATGCAAACTTCGGTAATGGATATTTCGGAACTACGCAAGTATCATCAGCACAAAACCCAGATGATGGAATCGGTATCTTCGAATACTCAGTTCCTACAGGGTATAAAGCATTATGTACTAAATCAATTAATGCACAGGAGTATGATTAATGGCACAGATAAATAAGAGTTCAGATTATTTTAATACTGTTCTTTACACAGGTAATGGAACTGACAACACTGGAATTACAGGAGTTGGTTTTCAACCTGATTGGTTATGGATAAAATGTAGAAGTAATGCTGATGACCACCCAATAACAGATTCAGTAAGAGGTGTAACAAAATTTTTATTTACAAATAACACAAATGCAGAAGCAACAACAACTGCAAGAATTAAATCGCTTGATAGTGATGGATTTACATTGGGTACTGCTGGAGATGTTAATACTAATACAAGAACTTATGTTGCATGGAACTGGTTAGCAGATAATACAAGTGGTTCATCAAACACAGATGGAAGCATAACCTCAACTGTTAGTGCTAATACAACAAGTGGATTTAGTATTGTTACTTGGACTGGTACAGGTGCAAATGCTACAGTTGGTCATTCTCTTGGTTCTGTTGCTAAAATGATAATGGTTAAAAGGAGAGATACTACTGGAAGATGGCAAGTGTATCATAATTCTTTAGGTGCAACAAAATATTTATTTTTAGATGGTAGTGAAGCAGCACAAACAGCTTCAAATAGATGGAATGATACTACCCCAACTTCATCAGTTTTTAGTTTAGGAAGTTCTGCAGAAGTAAATGCAAGTGGTGGAACTTACATAGCCTACTGCTTCAGCGAAGTTAAAGGCTACAGCAAGTTCGGTTCTTATACTGGTAATGGAAATGCAGATGGAACATTTGTTTATACAGGATTTAAACCAGCTTTTGTTATAATAAAAGGTTCAACAAATACAGAATTTTGGGTAATGCATGATAATAAAATAAACAATTTTAATGTATCATCTAAAGTATTATTTCCTAATGCTAATTATGCTGAAGTAGATGATCCAACTAATAAAAGTTTAGATATTTTGTCAAATGGATTTAAACTAAGAGCTAGTGATATTGGTCAAAATGGAAGTGGTGAAACATACATCTACATGGCTTTTGCTGAATCCCCTCTAGTCGGAACAAATAATATTCCAGCTGTCGCAAGGTAGTTATGGAATTATTTAATTTAAACCTTGCGAAGAATGAAACTTCGTTTCAAGCAACAGATTTAACTTCGTTAGAAACAAAATAATAATTATGTCATGCAATAATGTTAATGTCGAACCTACTGTAATAAGTGGTGGAGATGGCTCTACTGCTTATGATGCTTTTGGCAGACTAAGAACTTCAAATCCTTTAACAATATTCGATAGTGCTAATGTCATGTCAAAGAATAATCTCTTTGATGAATCCTTAACAGGTTCAGGTACAGTTAGTTATACTGCTAATAAATCTACAGTTAATCTAAATGTAACCACAGCTAGTGGTGATAAAGTTATAAGACAATCAAAAAGAGTAATGTCTTATCAACCAGGTAAGTCATTATTAAATTTCAATACATTTGTAATGAATACCCAAACAGAAAACTTAGAACAAAAAGTTGGAATGTTTGATGCTAATAATGGAATATTCTTTGAAGACACAGGAACAGGTTATCAAATCGTAAGAAGAACTTATACATCTGGTTCAAGTGTAGATACTGCTGTTGCACAATCATCTTGGAATGGTGATACCTTAGATGGTACAGGTGGAAGTGGTTATACATTAGATCCAACCAAAGCAACTATATTATTTACAGATTATGAATGGTTAGGAATGGGAGCTGTAAGAGTTGGATTTGTAATAGATGGAAAATTTATAACTGCTCATACATTTAAAAATGCAAATAGTTTAGATACAGTTTATATGCAAACTGCAAACCTACCCATTCGATATGAAATAGAAACTACAGATACAATTGGTAGTTCAGCTACATTACAACAAGTATGTTCAACTTGTATGATTGAAGGAGGTTATGCTCCACAAGGATTAAGACAATCTATTGGAACTGCCTCATTAGGTGGAGTGAATTTAACTACTGCTGGAACATATTATAATTTAGCAACAATAAGA